ACAGAAGCCCTTTATTATCTATGGGGTAAATCAAGAGGATACAGGCCGGGGGTACTACGAGGTTCCCGAGGAACTCACTGGTTTCTCTTTAATGATAAGGGAGATATAGCAGACCCCACCGTTAACCAGTGGAGGGAGAGAGTCCCCTACGAACGGGGAAGAGGATGCGGCTTCCTCACAAAAGGACCTTCTCGAAGATGTAGCAGATTGTTGGAGAGAGTGGGGGGAACAGGCCCTTGCCAATCCCATAAACAGTAAAGTGCCTATGGGAATAGCAGCGAGTACTCCAATGATTAGACCGACCGATGTAGCCATTACGCCTTCTTAGCCGAACCCTCATTGCATTCCTTGCAGGTGTACAACGTCATTCGGGTAATTGTGGGAAGAGTGATGAATTGTGCCCCAGCGGGAATGGTCTTTTCGCACTTGGAACATTTTCTGTCGGTCATTGCTGTCTGGTAATAGGGCATACTCACTCCACAACAGTTGACTTGGTAAGAACGAGACCAAGGGAAGCAACCTTGTCAAGGCATTCCTGTTTACCCTCAGCACTGCTTACCGCACCCGGCTCACCATCTGTTCGAGTAGAACAGAACAACGATTGCATGGTCTTACTCAGTCCCGATTTCTCAAAGAGGATAAAAACCCGCTTGGTCGTGGAGTTGTACACGAGCCGCCAGCATTTATACTCCGGGGAAACGTTAACCCAAACCTGTTCTCGGGTTACGGGGCTGGACATTAACCACGCCTCCTACTCACAAAGAATTGATTGCTGTTTAAGGTACTGATAAATGAGAATTTATTTCAATGTGTTTCTTACGGGGGTGGCTCTGGGCCTTTGCCTGTTTCTTCCCGACCTTCGGGTCACACATAGGACTACGCCCACCATAACGTTCCAAGTTAGTGGTATCTCGTTTTGATAGTAAAGTTGAACTAAGCATAGGGTTGCTTACACCATATCTAGCAAGAAGAGTATATTTTGTCTTTCGCTTAATTTCCGCATCACTAAAAGTCCGTAGATTCTTCCAATGACTTGGACATTCACAGAAAGTATTAGAACAGCACGGCCTCTCATATTTCCCTAACAAAAACTTGGCATTGGTACCACAGCCGTAAGAACACAGCTTAGAGGAGTCATCTATAGGCTTGGATATCATCTTTTTCTTACACTGACAATAGGCGGGACATGCCCCGTGATGGCTGGAACAGCAGGGGTTTTCTTTATTTCCAATCAAGAAAGCGGCGGCCAACCCGCATCCATACCGACATAGAAGGTGAGAATCGGGAAGGATGGAAATGAAATGGTTCTTTGAACCCCTTGGTCGCCCTGTATTGCCTTTCTCCTTAGCGATACGACCGGCCTTTCTAGGGTCGGACAACCCTTGTTCGTTGATGTATTTGAAACCACCCTTGCCGCCTTCATGCAGATTGTAGCAAAGCGGGTCCTGCCGGGCATTCCGTAATAATTCTACCTCCTTCGTATATGCCTCTGCGGAAACCTTAAATGTAAATAGGATGTCTTTCTTGAAGTTATGCTTACCATACTTCCTGACGGCACGCTTAATGGCAATCCCCGAGCCAAGATAATTGTCATTTGGATTATTAGTTTCGTGAACGCCGTAGTAGTAACGGCGATTGAGAAGATTGATAACCTTATAGACGTTGAACAAAGAGACCTCCGAGTATTAGACTGCTTTTGTCTAATACTCGGAAAGTCACAATACCGAAACTTGCATTAAAGAATGAACAAAGCCGGAGTCTAAAAACTCTAACTTATTGAATATAAAAGACTTTGACCCGTGGCGTCTCCCGGCCCTAACCCACTATCCAAAAATTCCCCATAAACCGTGCCGCTGACATCGAAGATGTCCGTGACACTGACCGTGACGTTTTCATTGACTGCCGCTGTTTCGATAACGTAGCCTGTCGTGTAGTTGGAAATCCAGCAGCCCTCGTACACCGTGGCAACGGCGAAGAGGCCCGGATTGCCTAAGTTGTTAAACCCGCCCTCGTTGGGGATGTCGGCGTTGGTAAGGTCTGGCTGTGCCCCGCCCGAATTGGGGGTAGGGGTTCCGGGAGTCGTGGACGCCAACTGGCTGAACACGATTTCCGTCTTGATGTCAAACGGCCAACGATGCTGACGGATGGACCTCACACCGCCGCTAACGCCAGCCTTGTAGCCCAAGACCTGCATGATGTTGGCAAGATAGAGACAGGTCCGTTGGATGGTGATACTCAACGGCTCGGTGACGCCGGGCACGAGTTCGGCAACTTGGTCGCCGTACCCCAAACCACGGATGGTCTCCACCGTGCGGGTTTCAGAAATGTTGAACTGGGAGGTGACGCCCAACTTGACAAACTTGCCCACGCCCACCACGTCGGTGAAAATCTTGAAGCGAGACGAAATCACCGATTCCGTCTGAGGGCTTGCTCCCTGCTGATAGATGTAACCACCTTGCGCCATATCTTCCTCCATTGCCGCCGAGCGGCGTTCTATTCAAAAACCCGAAAGTTTCTTTCCTTACAATTACCAGTCCTTCTTGGAAGGTTTTTTCGGTCCTTCACCCTTCCGTTGTTTCTTTGCGCACTGGTGGCAAAGCTCAGATTCGGAACCACTTAGTTCTTTGCCACAAGACTCACAACGTTCTTCTTCCTCGGCAGCGAGAATCAGGTCACCGAGAATCGAGGACTTCTTGCTTTTTTCTTTCACCTTGACGGCCTCCTCTTCGGCCTTCTCCTGCATCTCCTGCTTGCCAAGAACCTTGGCTGCCTGACCGAGCAGGTCATAGGCAAGGAAGATGGCTTCCACGGCTTCCCGGACCATCCGGCTGTCGTTGACCTGAGTGATTTCCTTGGCATCAAGGTACATGCTCTGGAGTTTATCGGCGAGAGACTTCACCTTCTTGAGAGCGGTGCTGGCATCCCGCTTTTTCTCGGTAGCCGACTTGCTGTTCAAGGGGTTGTCATTAAGCTTGATGGGTTCGGTGGTCTCGGGACGGTCCAGCTTCGCCGGGGCCTCATCCTCCAACTTGTGGGCTTCCTCTACTTCGGGTGTAGCCCCACCGCTTTCCGTAACGTCACCGGTTTCCTCATCATGGATAAACCATCCGCCCGCATCGCCTGCGGCGGTGATGGTGTTGACAATCTCTGCCTGTGCTGCCTGTATCTTCGTCCAGTCAGCGGTAGAGAGCTTGCCTTCCCGGTATGCCTGATAAGCAACTTCGTGTGGAGACACACTGCTCTCCTTCTGCTTATTGTGGATAGCCCACATCGTGGCATATGCCTTGTCCTTCTCACCGGGGTATTCTTTCTTGATGTCGTGCGCCGTTTCTTCGCTGATGCCGGGCGGAGTCACTGCGACCTTGATGCTTCCCGACTTGGAGCCTACAGACTGGTGACAGACGGCCCATGGATTGTATGGCTTCTTCTCACTGCCGCCTTCTTCCTTGTTCTGCTCCTTTACGTGATGCACGCAACGCTCGAACTTTGCGTCCTCGGCTGACTGCTTGTCAACGGAGGCGGTGTTGAGTCCACCGAAGCAGAAGTGCTGCATGTCGGTCGGTTCTTCATTCATGGGTTCCATACAGTTGCACGTCTCCCCTTCTCTTAACTTGCCGCCGCACTCGGGACACTCGGACTCCCGGACCCAATCTCCAACTTCGGGGTCCCAGACTTTCCTTTCGTTAGGGCATCCCCGCTCATGGCAATAGGTGCCATTGATGGTAGCGGAATAACATTGCGGGCACTTGCCCGGCCCGGTTCCCATTGGCTCTTCTTCCATTTCTTCTCCCGGTACTTCTGCTCCCACTGGGGTGTCATCGTAAAGGCCCAAAGCAGTCTTCACCGATGCCGACCGAGCGGCTCCCTGCTCTACTTCCACGGGACGGGTCTTAAGTTCTCCACTAAGGGATTGCACAAAGTCCCACGCCGCCTTGTCGTTGGGGTCAAGACCCTTGGAGATAGCGGTGACGATGTTGGAAAGTGACTCGCTGCTCATTTGCTTGATATCAGCGGAGATGTTACCGTTTCCCGG